GTTTACCCAGCGGCGGCGCTTTGGGCGCAGCATGTAGGATTCAGGCGTCTCCGGATCGATGCGCAGCGCCAGCACCTGCTTTGCGGTTTCCTGGACCATTTCGCGGGGTGAGGGCAAACCCGGTACCAGCTCAGATTCACGGTAAACGTGCTTTATCTCCGGTGCTGGCAGGCGCAGCACACGCCGGGCGGCGCTATCCGGCAGAGCATCGGCGAGACCTTCGCGCGCCAGCCACCAGCAGAACTCGGGCAGCGTCAGCGTGTGGGACTCATCGAAACCGAGTTCGTGGCGCGCGGCGCGCAGGATGTAGGTAGCGGCATTAGCTCTGGCGATGTCCGCCAGTGGCTCGCTGCTTTGCTCGCGAAGCAGGTTATCGCAGTGCCAGCACAACCGGATCGCGCCCGGCGCATGGCGCAGTATGGTCATGTTCTCGTCATGCCAGTATTCATGCGGCCACTGGCAGCCGCTACCGTCTCGGAGCCAGCTTTCCAGACCGTTCAGGCCGCCAGCGCGGACCAGCACCGCTTCGTTATCAAATACGCCCGCCAGCGCAGGATCTTCCGCCAGCGGTTGCTCTGCTGGTGGCAGTACGCCGGATGGCATGCCCGCCAGCCGCTCCGGCTCGTTCTCCAGCAGCATGCGCCCGCGGCGGAAATACACCAGCAGGCTGGCACCCGGCCGGAAAATTACCAGGCCAAGATCTGGGACTACGATCGGATTCAAAAGCGCCCTCACTCGGCATCCCCCTGTGCTTTGTAAGCTGTCCAGAGACCGCCGATCCATTGAACGCCCTTCGCCGTAAAACGCGCCTGGCTGAAAGCGTAATTAGAGGTATTGGTGGTGCCGGTCTTCACCTCAAAGCGTTTCGCCTCGATGTGCTGGTGGTGTGGCGTAAGCGCGCCGCCGAGGCGGTACATGATCCCGCGATCGATGAGGAACATACGAAATTCAGGCTCTTTGGCGTTAAGCAGTTTTGCTACCTGACGGAACGACATGGAACCGTTCGCCGAGCAGTAGCGATCAACAAATTCAACCTTCGGCGCTGCGGCGGCCAGTTCCTGCTTAAGCTGTTGCTGCTGTTCAGCAAGGTCGGCAGCGAGGCGCAGCGCTTCAGGCAGTGACTTCGGCACCTGCATAGCCTGCTGGCTCTCCAGTTCCTGCCAGCGGTCTACCAGGCGGGCGGTAAACTCTGGCGACAACTGCGCGACCACCACATAGCTGTCGCGCTTGCCTACCAGATAAACTGATGCTGATTGCCCTAGGTGATTTTTAACTTCCTCCGTTGGAGGGAGTTGAATAACACCGCGCTCTGCCAGGCGCTCGATGGTGCGCTTAACATTATCGTGTCGGGACTCGACCAGTTCAGAAATCTCATAGCTACTCATAGTCAGTTCCTGACCTGTCAGCAATGAGTGATGATGTGAACAAACCTGTGTTGCGTTCATCTGTTGCATGCGTATCTCCTTAAAGCGGCTGCAACCGCGGTAATACGGAATTTTCACGTAGTTTCTGAGTTGCTAATTTGCAACTCGGTTTTAAACCTGGTGCGTTCGTTACCCAATTTCCGGGTAACGGAAGGCGGAATTCCGCCCTCGACATCACTAACGGGATGGCAGAATGTTCTTTAAAGATCATTTATCCACCCTTTTATTTAGTGGGGTGATCGTGATCTCCACCCTGCCGCCCTTCACTACTGGCCCCCATTCCACCAGCATGCGCTTTACCTGGCTGTCGTCTTCCCACACTCCGGCATGCGTCAGCGCGTCAAACAGCGCTTTGTTGTAGTTGTCGATATCCCGGCGGCGGGCGTCTGGCGGGTACAGGGTGATCTCTACTGCTGCAAGTTCGGTTGACGGTTTTGGCAAACGGCGTAACTGCTCGATGATTGCCGCACATGCCGCGCTTTGATATTTACGCCCCTCAGCGCTGATAAGGTGACGACCGGCCAGCGGCCCCTTGTTCGGGGCGCGCCAGTAGGTGTTTACGCTTGGCGGGAATGGCAAAGTCAGTTTCACTGGTTACCTCCCAGGATGGCGACGATGTCAGATGCGTCACCGCGTGTGCTGCCTTTACTCGATATCGCCCGGCGGGCGCTGACGTGATGCAGGTCAAAGCCGTGGCGCTCGTAAAGCTCAATGACGCGCGGGGCCGTTGAGTTGCTGATCAGCACCGTGGCGCCACGCTGGTTGGCAGCCACACAGCACCGGGCAAGTTCCTGCTGGTCATCCCATCCGAAACCACCAGCGGCATAGTTTGTAAAACCATCGGTCCCCGGCAGCGGCTCATATGGCGGATCGCAGTAAACGACATCGCCATCACCGGCCAGCGCCAGCGTGCGGCGAAAACCGGCGTTCATGAAAACGCAGTTGTGCGCCATGCTGGCAAACGCTTTTATCTCTTCTGCCGGGAAGTACGGGGCGCGGTATTTGCCGAAGCCGACATTAAACAGGCCATCGCGGTTATAGCGGATCAGACCGTTAAAGCAGTGGCGGTTGAGGTACAGGAATGCGGCTGCGCGCTGTGGCCCGGTCAGCAGCTGCGTGTTGAATTCCAGGCGAACAGAGCAAAAATCCTCTTCGCTGTTCATCTCGGAAAACATCCGCTGCGCCAGCTCAGTCACCAGTTCAGGCACAACGGCAAGCATCTGATAGAGGTTGATCAGGTCGCTGTTAACGTCCGCCAGCAGGAAGGAGGCATGCTTATCGGAGTTGAGGAACACCGAACCGCCGCCGACGAACGGCTCTATGAGGCGCTTACTGGCAGGGATGATGCGATCCAGTTGAGGCAGCAGGGAATATTTCCCGCCAGCCCATTTAAGCATCGGTCTTTGCCAGGCGCGCGCCGCGGATTGCTCAGATGATTGTGGCAAGGCAATAACGGTTTCACTCATAACGCACCTCCGGCAGAAGTTTCATCCCAGCGGCTTCCGGCACCGTCAGCGACGCCACGTGTCATACCGGAAAGACATTTTGCCCGGCGCTGTGCATAGCAGGCTCTGGCCTGCGGCGTTTGCGCGCAGTCGAAGGCTTGGAGCCATACTGTCGCGGCGCGGCGCATTAACCCCCTGGCCTCCAGATCAAGCGCTTGTTGTGCCAGCGCTACCGGGCGGCCAGTTTCGCCTGGCGTCATCTCGGCGTCAGTGAAATACAGGAACATGCGACCATAAGGCTTACGCTTCAGTTGCCCGATGGTTACCAGTCTCTCAAGGGCGCGCTGCACGGTCCGGATATCAAGATGGTTCAGACCGCAACAAACTTCGATGGAGGTGCATTCGCCATTTGCGCGGATGTATTCAAGGACTTCTGAAAAAGCGCTCATGACCGGAACCCCGCGTTTTCTGGCAGCGAATAATCAACGTTCTGGAAACTTGCGCCCGGACCGGTGCCGGTGATTAACCAGCGACCGTTAACGCGTTCCGGACGACCAGCCTCAGTCCATTTGGTTGCGCCCTGGAGATAACCGGGGAATTTTGTCGGCAGGAAAAGCGTTGTCGGGCGCAGGTATTCAGCCATCTGCAGATCCTGCCCCCACTTCGCTGTGGCATATTCAACAACCAGGATTAGGTCATCAGTCGTAAACCCTTCCCCCAGCCGGGCACGGATATGCTCCATCGAGGTTTTTCCAACCTGATAACGTGATCCGGTTTTCTGATTCAGGTGAGTCAGAACACGTTTAGCCTGATCCGTGATCAGCACTGCCGGGTCGGGTTGCGCAGCAACCTGACAAGAAGGTTTTTTATTTGACGGATCAGTAGTTGGATCTAATAACGGATCGGGGTCAACCGTTGACCCCTCCCCCTCCAAATTTTGACCCCTTAATTTAACTTTTTTTGACCCCTCAGTTTTTGAGTGGTCAGAATCTGAGGGGTCAATATTTGAGGGGTTAAATTTTGAGTTAACTTTCGTCCTGGCCTGTTTGACTGACTGACGTGACTCATCAGCCGCCGCCTCTATTTTTTCAACGTTGAGCTGGTATCCGTTGGAAATATCACGACCACCGGCTTTGCGTGGAACAACCGTAAGCCAGCCATCCTTCTCCAGTTCCTTGATCGCTGCTGCAACAGTATTTTTGCTCTTTGCACCAACCTGACGGCGAATTGTGTCAACAGATGGCCAGCTGTATCCCTCGTCACTGCTGAAATCAGCCAGACGGGCGATCACTGCCTTCCGTGATATCGGCTGGATGTCACATTCCCATACCAGCCCATGTAATTTACTGCTCATGATCGCCCTCTATTTCTCTGAATTTACGCTGGAACTGCTCAAGCGGGCTGAAGCATTCATGCTCGTAGCCTTGCGCTTCACGAAGATAGATAACGCGCTGCCTTTCTGGCTCCCATCTGATGACCCGTACCGGGATTCCGCGGTGGTCTCTGAACCGCCGGTTAATTTCAGCCATTCTTCGCGCCCATGCTCGTTCATAGTGGCAAACGCCTCTACCATTCCGGCGGCGCGCTGGTAGTTGTGGTCTACATAGACACCGCGTACTCTTTCCACATAGCCGAACGGCGCATTACGCCCCACCAGCGGTGGACAGCGGAATTGCTTAGTTGGCCTGTATCGGTTTAAACTGTTCATGCGTTGGTATCTCCACACTGATCGACACGCCACGACGCCGGGAGCTGCAACTCGCCGGCGTCACCCTTTTCTGGAAGGCAATAAACGCGCAAGATGAGGTTGAGGAACGTCATCAGCGTGACGCGGAACTGGTAGGCAATATCATTCAGGCTTTGCCACTCACCGTGCGTAACCACCCCATCATCGATGTATTCGCGATACGCGCTGACCAACTCACCGAGTTGCCCAACAAGTTCAGCCAGCTTCAGGCCAATCTCTTCGTTTTCATCCTCTGGAACCGCTCCAGATATATGGATCCCGTTGTCCGTTTCGCGAGAGAACGCATCGGCTATGTAACTAACCCCAGCAGCTTTTTGCAGGACCATCGCCCAGCCCATCGGGAAGATCTGATCGCCACCAGCGCGCAGGCGGTTAAACAACGCATCCTCGGTCACATCAATAATTTCTGCCGCTTCCGCATAGCCGCCAGGCAGTGCGGCGATAGTTTTGCGTATTGCGGCCACCAGCCACGCTGGTTGTTTTTCTACTTTCCAGTGTTCATTACCCACGGTTAACCCCTTGATTCTGTGGTTATGCTTAAACTGCTGATTCGTTATGCTTACTTCTCTCAGTGGCGCGGAGATATGCCCAGTCAACGTCTGGACGCAGATCTTCACAGGTCACAATTCCGGAAGTGGCTTTTTCGATTTCTGGGCAGCGCTCAGCGGGAACCTGACGAATGCCATTAGCCCATTGAGAAATAAGAGATACATTGACTCCAATGTCCTTCCCTAATTGGGTAGCTAAGCCCCGGCGCTGTTCGGTGAAAATTTTAAGGTTCATAAATGCTCGCTTTGTTGAATGTAACGACATGAATATAGCGAAACGCGAAATTACAAGCAAGGAATTAAGCGTTACGCGCATTTACCATTTTTGCGTTTTGCTATGTAATTCAGACATGAAAGATATCGACGAAGTTAGGCGAGAAAATATGCGCCTCTTAGAAGCGGAGTTGGGCGGTCCTACTGAGGCCGCTAATCGTATTGGAATGTCTCTAGCCCAATTCACCAATCTGAAAACTGGAGCAAAAGATTCTAAGACGGGCAAACCACGAGGGATGCGTAAAAGCACGGCGCGGCGCATTGAAGAAGCATCTGGAAAGCCTATTGGTTGGTTAGATATAGATCACACCGCAACAATAATTAGCGAAAAATCAACATACTCAAATATCAATGATTTATTCGCCAGCGCGCTTCCTGAGCAGCAAGCTGTTGCCCGCTATTTTCTACTTAGATGCAGCGATCAATCGCCTGAATGGGTCGATAGCGATGCCAGGGCTTATGCCGACTCTCTGGAATCAAAAGCAAAAAGATGGCTTGAGGAAGGTGGTAATCTGATAAAGCCTAAGAAAATCAAAGCTTAAACTGGTTTGGTCTGATGGTGCGCTGATTGATATTTAAACTAGGTGGCTATACATGAATTACAAAACAGACAAAGGTGATCAGGAAATAGTTACATCGGTAACGCTTAAAGATCTTGCGGATTTTATTGTAGCCAAAAAGGCATCAAGTGGAAAATTCATGGCATGCCCTTTCTGCGGGCATGACTCCTGGAGCATCCAACCAGATTTAAAGAATAACCAAAAACCTATCATTTTAATGATGCCGGTGCTTGGTAACAACGCAGCCTCAATGTGGTTCTTCCCTTTTTCCTGCACGAATTGCGGTCATAATATCAATTTCAATGCAAAAACCGTAGCAGATACAATTGCGATTATGCGAGGCAAGTAATCATGATGCCGTTTGCTACTGAACAAAAGGCCGTTGTATTTCCAGTACACGGGAGACTGTATGATTCACATGGTGATTATTCTCGTGCTATGATGGTTAACGAATCATCAGAGTCCGGGGCTTTCATGACAAGCGAAGAAGGTGATTTATTATTCAATATCAAAGCGATAGAAGATTCTATTAATTCTGGCTTTTTGAGTGAGCCTGAATGGGTTATAACTGATCAAGATTTTATAACATGGGTGAGAGGATTTTCTACGGATGGCGAGTAATGTTTCCTATTCGAAAAACTTTCTCAAACTTGCTTCGCACCTATCAGATGAAGAACTCTTCAAAATCAGGCATTTTGTTAACGCAGCTTTAGGCGCGTCATCAACGCAACTCCCGGGGCGAAATAAACCATCCACTCACGTTAGCCCGCGACATTTTAACCGCAACAAACTTATCCAATATGCAATCGATAATGATCTGTGGCATTACCATGTTGGATACACCAAATACGACACAAATAAGCCATACGGTGACTGGACTTCGTCTCATATTTTGCACTATCAAAACCAACAACCCGACTTAAAGTTAGTTCACTATGATAGTCATCCTCCCTTTCGTCTCCCATTAAAAGCATTCTTGATTTAAGCCCACCCATCTTAGTCAAGTAGCCAACTTTTTTAGACGTCAAAACCAATCCCACTTCGGTGGGATTTTTTATCTTAGATTTTTGCGTTTCGCTAAAATAATCTTGACAATGTTTTTCGCGTTTCGCTATATTAAATCCATCAACAGCGAATAGGCAGGACGCCCACGAAGTAGCCGCTCCGGGCATATGAAGAGCCGGATGATTCGCAGGAAAGTTTTCGGCTTTCTGGAGGTGATGAATGCTATTAGGAATACTTATCGCAAAAGCGCTCGCAGTGATGGTAGTTCTGGCGTTTATTGTCCTGATTTCATTCACCATATCCGAATATCTGGATGACTAATTTCGTCACCAGAAATGAAGTAGTACGGCGTATGGCACATGCGTCGCAGCGGTCCGGTGGGTTTCCTTGACATTATCCCTGACCCAAGCGGGTAGCCGGAATGTGCAAGCCAGGCATGCACAAAGCGACTCACCATCGCGGCGATTCGGTGTGACACCTCGGAAGAGACGAGGAAATCAGCCATTCACGCTAAGCATCGCGCCCGGTGCTTAGCGGGACTGGAAGAGTTACCACTTGGAGACGGTCCTTATAAATGTCCTGGACAGTGGCGCTGACGACGGAGCGATAACCGAAGGTCGCATGCCCGACTGAAGGCATTGACTACCCGGAAAGATGGGGAGCGTGAAAGGCTAAAGAGGCGGCTCTTTCATGGTGATCCCGCCTAGTTGGTGAAGCTTCGTGTCTGCGAAACCATTCCAACCGCGCTGGCTGTAAGGTCAGCACACAACATGAAAGCGCACTCCTTCTCATCGGTTGTGGATGGCAGGTGTGAATAAACGGGAGTGCGCTTCCAGTTGTGGTGAATGCGCAGGCTGATGCGCTCGGTAGCGGAAGTTGCCTTAAATGGTACTTGGTGAGCCGCGTAAAGTTGACGATGCACCATGAGCCGATGGGAATCGGTAAGCCGGAGATTAGCACCGGCCACCACAAACTATAAAAATGCCAACTGGTAGTCGTTTGGCGGCGTCTGATCTCTCCCGTGAGGGCGCCGCAATTTTTTACGCAACACAAGAGAGCATCACCGCCGGGACGGCTCATTCCCCAATCCCGTCGGGCAATTTCCTAACTGAAGGTTTTGCTGATGCTCTCCTGTGTTGTGTGGAGATACTAACCGGCGGTGTCTGCCGCCATTAAGAGGGTAAGACCGATGGATAATGAGCGTTTGACCAATATCCCCGACTTCTTCGGGGAACTCGACGGCGGCGTGTTCGAAACCAAAGTGGCAGCAGCATTGAATGAAGTTGCCCTGGGTGTGCTGAACAATGGCAACAAAGGGAAAGTCACCCTGACCTTTGACTTATCCCGCCTCAGCAACTCAATGGAAGAAAAGCGCGTTGAGATCGTTCACAAGCTGGCATTCGTGAAGCCTACGCCGCGCGGCAAGTCCTCCGAAGAGGACACCACCAAAACCCCGATGTACGTCAACCGCGGCGGGAAGCTCACCGTATTGCAGGAAGACCAGGGGCAACTGTTCACCCTTAAGGGTCAGCCAAACGAGGCCCAGCGCTAACCGGCCCGGTCATTAACCATTTACGCAAGGAAAAACCATGTCTCAACAAGTCGATTCAACCGCCATCACTCAGATCCGCGATATGGTTCTGAGCCAGTTAGTTGAAGAAAAACTGGCTGGCGCTGACTGCCCGGCGGTCGCCCTGCCGAAAGATGTCGGCGTGGAAAGTCTGGAAAGGCTTTACGCCAGCCGGTTCCGCTTCCGCGGGAAAATGGAAACCCAAAGCATTGAAGATTTCGTCCGTTACTCCAGTGCCTACGCTGCTGAAGGCACCCGCTGTTTTATCAATGCTGACAACATGGCGGCGGTATCTGTATTCAACCTGGGCACGCTGGAAAATCCCGGTCATGCAGATAACAAAGCTGTTCTGGTACTGAAACGCACCTCACCTTATACCGCGCTGCTGAAAATTAACGGCGATCGCAACAGCCAGAAACAACTGGCCGAATGGCTGGAGGACTGGTCGGAATACATCACCGGTTTTGATGGCGACGGCGAAGTTATCGACGCCAAGCGCGCGGCAGCGGCTGTTCGCAAAATTACGATCGACGCGATCCGCAGCGCGGAATATGAAGATCAGGACTTCAGCGGCAAGCGGTCTGTTATGGAAAGCATCGAAGCCAAGAGCAAAGACATTATGCCGGCGGCGTTCGAATTTAAGTGCATCCCTTATGAAGGGCTTGCCGAGTACCGCATCAAGCTTCGCATGAGCATTCTTGCCAGCGACAGCCCGGTGCTGGTCCTTCGTATCACGCAACTCGAAACCTACGAAGAAGAAATGGCCTCCGAATTCCGCGATCTGCTGGTCGAAAAATTTAAAGATAGCGCCGTGGAAACATTTATCGGCACCTTCGGCGCTTAATTTCTCTGCTGCAAATGCCCCCGGTGCGGGGCATTTCTGGAAGCGAAATAAATTTAATTATCGCCACCCGGCGAGGGATTCTTGCATCCAAAAATCGCGCGTTGCAGCGCGCAAAGGAGATACAACGCAATGAAAGAAACCTTTATTCAGACCTATACCGGCAAGAAATTTGACTATCTGACCGCCACCGTTGACGTCATTGATATCGAAGATATTGCGACTTCTCTCTCCAATATCTGCCGGTATTGCGGTCAACTGCCAGAGTTCTACAGCGTGGCTCAGCACTCGGTTCTGTGCAGCCAACTGGTTCCCGCTGAATTCGCTTTCGAAGCCCTGATGCACGACGCTGCCGAAGCCTATGTGCAGGACCTGCCCGCGCCGCTGAAAGCGCTCCTTCATGACTATCGCCGTATGGAGCAAATGGTAGATGACCTGATCCGCGATAAGTACGGGCTGCCTCGTGAGCATTCACCAGCGGTTAAGCGTGCTGACCTCATCATGCTGGCCACCGAACGCCGCGACCTGGAAATCGACGACGGTACACGCTGGTCAGTGCTCGAAGGAATTCCGGCGTCAGACGTCATCGATATTTGTCCGCTTCGCCCAGGACAGGCCTATGCCCTGTTCATGAACCGCTTTAACGAACTGATGGAGATCCGCAAATGCGCATGAACGCCAAAGAATTAATCGCTGAGGCCCGCGTTACAGCGCCTAGCCTGCCACCAGCAGCAGCGAAGTTAATGTCCGACATGGCTGATCGCCTTGATGTGCAGTATGCCGTGATCCGTGAATCCCGCGAGCAGGCGCAGAAACTGGCGGCAGAAAGTGACTTTAACCTGCATGGTGCGGCCCGTGAATTGAATACGTCATGGATGATGCATAAAACCATGATGGGCGCACAGGCTGCGCTGCTCTGCCTTTCTCAGGGTGATATCCGCAGCGCCCGCGACTGGCTGGAAGGTACGACCGATGAGGCGTTTATCGAAATGCCCGACGATATGACACCTGCCGGTTTACAGGCCTGGTTCGACAGCAACATGACCAGCAATGACGGCGGTAATGGGTTCCTCACTCAAGAAGAGGCTCTGGAAAAACTGCGCCAGCGCGCCCCCGCTACCGACGCAGCAATAGCAGAACTGCGCGCTGAACCTTTACAGAGTTACGCGGACAGCATCGCAACGCGGATGAAAGATAAGACACTATCCATGCGCCAGAAAGAGCGGCTCCATTTTGCCTGGGCAGACGTTACCGCTCGTATTGCTGAATTGCACAACGCCCAGCTCCGCCAGTCCGTGCAGGTGAAGGGGGTGCAATCGTGAGCGAGCAATTAAACCCGGGCAATGTGTATGTCGAAATTTCGCGCAACCAATCTGGTGGCTTGTCGCTTTGCGTTGGAAACGATGATTACGGCTATCGAATTTCAGGCGATAAGGTGGGTGGCTGTTCAACGCTGGAACGCTTTGAAGTCGATGCAGAAGAACTGATTAAACAAATCCGAGCACATATGGCGGTGAAAGGCAACACAGGAGAAGGCCATGACTAACAACGACGATCTGGCGCTGAAGCTGAAAGCAGCGGCAGAAGTGATAGCGACTGAGCACTACACAGATGATCAGTGGTTCCATTACCTGCGTCTTGCTCATCACAGCAACATCCTATCCCTGCTGGCAGAGCGCGCCGCAGGCCCGGCAGCGCCGGTGGTTGTGCCTGATGAACGCGAATCGTTCGAGCAATGGTGGTGTGTCTACGCTGACGAGCCTAAGGGCTATGTGGAAGGTCAGCGCACATCAATGGGTGGTTACTACAACGAATTCATAGATCGGGCATGGCACTCCTGGCAAGCCTGCCGCGCCGCCATGCAGTCGTTCGGTAATTCCGAACAACTCAAAGCCGAACCTGTAACGGCGGCTAACACGTTGCCGGATGGCTGGATGCTGGTGCCAGTTGAGCCTACTCCTGAAATGCGTGAAGCATTCCACACAGCCAACGAAGAGGCGGAATCTGGTGATTTTGACGTATGGAGTCCAGACCATCAGTGGCACGCAATGCTCGCCGCAGCCCCGGCCGCGCCTGAGCATCAGTCTGATACCACTGTCGGTTATGTAAGTCCTCGCGAAGCTGTAAGGCGTGCGCACGCAAGGTGGTCACATGTAACATTTGGCAATGTCGGCCCGGTAGGCCCGCTTAAACACCTGGCGAAAGAAGCGATCGAAGCCGCTGAAGCGCCGGATGATTTAAGCGAGTGGGCTGATATGCAATTCCTGCTTTGGGATGCTCAGCGCCGTGCCGGTATCAGTGACGATGAAATTACTGCGGCGATGGAAGAGAAGCTGAAAGTGAACATGGCACGCCAGTGGCCGGAGCCGAAAGACGGCGAACCGCGCCTGCATATCAAGCCTGAGCAGGAGGTGTGAGGTGGAAAGAATCACATTCGTCATTGAGTTTGAAGATGGTAAAGCGCCTCCAGTTCATGCGTACATGGAGGCTTTCGGCGGCAAGGTTGTAGCGGTTGCATTTCGCGACGCTTTAGAGGAACCAGATCAGGACGAGGATGACGACTGATGCCCAGCAAACTGAAATTGCGGCGACAACGGCGCTTGCGTGATGACATGCTCTGGTGGCGCGCCGAAGCTATGGACTGTAAAGCCAGACTGCTGGAACTGGCTGAAGAACTGTATCAGGCCAGGCATCAGCGCATAGCGATGCCGGTACTGGTGCCAGCCAGAATCATTAAGCAGTTGGCTACGGCCACCAGCGAACCAAAGATTTGTGTCAAATGCAACGACGGCGCCCGCGATGGCTGCTCGTCTTGCGCGTATAAAGTCAGTTAGCCGGTTGCAGCCGGTGTGGAGAATCTATGCTGAACCTCGACTGTGTTCCCATCTCGACGTATTGCAAAGAAACTGGAGAAACGGCAGAGGCCATCAACAAACGATTACAGCGTGGCGTTTGGTTTGAGGGTATTCAGGTTTTGAAAGTGGAAGGCGTAAAGGAAAGATGGATTGATTTGAGTGAGGTAGCTAAATGGGCAAGGCAGAGTCGCCAAAACTCCCGCGCGGGGTGACCGTAAGGAAACATAGCCAGGGTGAGACGATCAATATTACTTTCACGTATAAGGGGGTTAAATGTCGCGAGCCACTTTCAAATCTGGAAGTCAATAATAAAAACCTGAAATACGCCGAGAGAACCCTCGGCGAAATTCATAATAAAATTGAGCGAGGCACTTTTATTTATGCTGAATATTTTCCTCGCTCAGCGAGACTTAAATTATTCGGTAATGCAGCAACTGGTAAAACAATAAAAATGTACCTTGATGAATATCTCTCTATATGTGAGACGCGCAAGTTATCACCATCCACTATTGGCGGTTATAAAAAATGCCGTAGTGCTTTAAGCGACCTTCATTCATTTCCGGCTAGTGAGTTAACACCGGCCGCGATGAAAACGTGGATTCAGAACCGTTCAACGACTTTGAAGACTATAAGAAACCAGCTTTCTTTTTTGCGATCTGCCCTTGATGAGGCGGTGACCGATGGTGTCTTACAGATTAACCCGGTATCACTGGTTACCGCTTCCCGGTACCAAAGCGATAAAGCCAATTTTGACAGTGACTATATAGTCGACCCACTTTCACCTGCCGAAGTGGATGCCCTTCTCTCGTCAGCCGGTAATAAGCAGTGGGAAAATCTGTTCATGTTCGCCATTCAGACTGGTTTACGGAGTTCCGAACTCTGCGCGCTGCGCTGGCGTGATATCGATTTTATAGGGAAAACTGCGCACGTTCAGAGCGCCAGTGTCGTAGGGGTGATCAAGGGGACAAAAACGAAGGCGGGTACACGTAAGGTAGAACTTAACGAGCAGGCTATGGCGGTGCTGGCGTCACAGAAAGCGTTCACATTCATGAAGGACGCAACAATATTTGAGGATCCGAAAACAAATAAACCCTGGGCAAGCGCTGACGCTATCCGTAAAAAAGCCTGGGTGCCGACACTGCGAAAGGCAGGCATACGTTATCGAAATCCGTATCAAACCCGGCATACATTCGCGACCCGTCATATCAGCCAGGGCGCCAACCTTTTCTGGCTCGCTGGTCAGATGGGGCATAAGGGGCCAGAAATGCTTTTCAGGCACTACGGATCGTATTTGAAAGAGTACGACGGTAACACGGAAAAAAGACCCAGGCTGGTCGGTGGCGGGACACGAAAGGAGCCGTAAATGAGCCGCAGAAAATATAACTAAAAATAAATAGTGATATTTCAGTTAGTTGCTAAATTACGGACACGGGTTCAACTCCCGCCAGCTCCACCAAAATTCTCCATCGGTGATTACCAGAGTCATCCGATGAAGTCCTAAGAGCCCGCACGGCGCAAGTCCTGCGGGCTTTTTTGTGCCTTGAATTAGTCCCGCGAAGTCTGATGCCAACTAATTAAATCCGAACCTTTTAGGCACCTTGTTAGGCACCTCATAAAGCTTTATTGTTTTTGAGGTGCCTAAAACTATGGAAACCCGGCAATGGCAAGACAAACCAAACCTCTATCCGTTAAGGAAATCGAATCAGCCAAACCCAAAGAAGCGGACTATGTTCTCTATGATGGTGATGGCCTTGAGCTACTCATCAAATCCAGCGGAAGTAAAATCTGGCAATTTCGCTACATTCGCCCTGTTACCAAGAAACGTGCGAAAAAGAGCATAGGCCCATACCCGTCAGTTACGCTTGCCGATGCCAGAAACTATCGGGCAGAGTCTCGCTCTCTCCTTGCGAAACAAATCGATCCACAGGAACATCAGCAAGAACAACTTCGCAGTTCGCTTGAAGCTAAAACCAATACTTTCCAGCTCGTAGCTGAACGATGGTGGAATGTGAAGAAAGCCAGCGTGACAGAGGACTATGCCGACGATATCTGGCGCTCTCTTGAAAGAGATGTCTTTCCAGCGATTGGCGACGTCAGCGTTACAGATATTAAAGCTCATACACTGGTTCAAGCCGTTCAACCTGTTCAGGCCAGAGGAGCATTGGAAACCGTCCGTCGCCTGTGCCAGCGCATCAATGAGGTCATGATCTATGCCCAAAATACAGGTCTGATTGATGCGGTGCCCAGTGTCAACATTGGCAAGGCCTTTGAGAAGCCGCAGAAGAAGAACATGCCAAGCATTCGACCGGATCAACTACCTCAACTGATGCAGACAATGCGAACAGCTAGCATTAGCCTTTCCACTCGCTGCCTGTTCATGTGGCAACTTCTTACTATTACCCGCCCTGCCGAAGCGGCTGAATCTCGCTGGGAAGAGGTAGACATAGAAGCGCGAGAGTGGAAGATTCCTGCAGCACGCATGAAAATGAACCGCGACCATACTGTTCCATTGTCAGATGAAGCAATTGCGATACTGGAGATGATGAAGCCGTTAAGTGGAAATCGAGAATTTATCTTTCCCAGCCGCATCAAGCCAAACCAGCCGATGAACAGTCAAACCGTTAACGCATCGCTGAAACGCGCAGGTTTTGGTGGGGTGCTCGTTTCACACGGTTTGCGATCTATTGCCAGTACAGCTCTCAACGAGCAAGGTTTTCCGCCTGATGTGATTGAGGCTGCATTGGCCCACGTGGATAAGAATGAGGTTCGCCGTGCTTATAACCGCAGCGATTACCTGGAACAGCGTCGCCCGATGATGCAATGGTGGGCTGACTTCGTTATGGCTGCAGATCGCGGAACTATCATTGAGGTGGGGATAAAAGGAATACGGCTCGCTGGATGAAAAACATACAGACAATGTTTAGTTGCAGTTTAGTTGTATTAGCTCAGATTTGACCTGACACAGATATGGCACAGATCTAAACCTAATCTGACACACAGCTCTGTGCCAAGAATAGGCGTTCTGCTGTTTATTTTCACATTAAACCCCGCGCTCTTTGGACGTTCAGGTTATTCGGACCAGCTCTGCTGATAGAACGTCGGTACAGTGACAAAAGTGAAACGAGAATATTTTTTCGGGTATAATGTAGCCACGTCCTCGTGGTGTAGCCAGTTTTATGCTCGCTTATCCATTGTCGGCCGTGAACTGCAATTATGGAGGGATATGATGAACATTTCCCAACTCAAAGCGCTTCAGCAGTTTTACGCTGATGCTCTTGCAAAGCACGCGACGCTACGTGCGCCGAGCAAATTTCAGCTTGATTTACAGGCTATCTTGTTTGGTCACCATCATCGCGTAACTGAAATTTTAGCTAAGTTGCTTTAAGCAGCGGCTATCTGTTGTTAAGGCTGCTTATGCAGCCTTTTTTGTTCTCTTCGTTTAATCCCCGCTCTTACCTAGACACAACCGCCGTTCTGTCCTGTTCTGCTGGCTGCGCGGGATCTGGTCTGATACCATATTCTTAATAGGTAGTGTGACGACATTTCTTTCGTTCCACTTAAAGGTAGCGTTGATGTTCAGATACAACCATCATTACCTGTATAACTATATGATAAAAAGGATATAAAATGGAAATTGCTTGTGGGAAATGTGACGCCCAAAATAACGTTGACGATGTAGAATACAGTAGCAATGGTTCATCTGGAAGCCACACAACCTCTTACACCTACTCAGCCAATTTCATCTGCTGGCGCTGTAAGCGTGAAAATAATGTCACCATTCACACTGACGAAGTAGATGATACTGGAGAAGTGTTAGATTCTCATATCACGTACAACTAGTAGTACGCTATGTTTTCTAAGGTCGCACTAGCGGCCTTTTTTATGCTCCTCATTTAACTCCCCCGCGCCGTTAGACATTCAGCGTATTATCTCCAGTTATCAGCCACTTACCCCCGACCTCTGTGCATAAACCACATCTGGTGCCCCTCTGCCACTTCTTGCCGAGTTGATAGCCCGTGCAGCGCACAGTTCGTGCTTTTTAACTTAGACACATCAGCACATACGGAAATAATGTCCAGTGAAGACGCCAGGCAGTTCGGAATTAATCATCTTGACGTTTTAATCCGCATAGTTTCTAAAAATTATATGTCAGTTCCTCGCTCAAAGCACACTGTCAGATTTGATTATGTGCTGCCAGTGAAAACCGTCAGTTCAAGTCTGAGCAAATACAGTTTTGGTTAAAGCTCCGCCTTCTATGAAGGCGCGTGGATTTCATCTTTAAAAACGAGTTGCTCATAGGCGGATACTTACCGGTTTCGGCTGTTTAAATGTACCCCTTCACCACAATGCCAACGTCCATTTGGGTAAAATCAATCCACGCGGTTATTTTTCATGTTCTTTTGTAACGAACTCTCCAATACATTTCGTAAATCATCATATCTCTTACACCATGTTAATATTGCATTATAAAGATTATCGGTTTTCAAATTTATTTTGTTGTGGTTGGTGTTGTTGTGGTTGTTAACAAAAACCTCAAGCTGACCTACGACAGCGCCAATGGCTGCGGCTTTAGTTTTCCATCCTTCTGCTGGGCAGTTTACTTTAAGTAACCGTTTCAACTCATCCCGTGCGGGTGTTAAAGCCGAGCCTGTCACCTCCCCTCCCTTCTTTCCATGATCTTGCTTTTTCTTTAACGCCAATTCAGCAGTCTCTACACGGTCAGCATATAGCCCAGCCCCCTGCCAGACTCCACCACAACCAGCTGCTCTTGCCATAAATAGCAATCCTTCACGCCGGTGCCCAGAGGAATAACAATACTGCCCCCAGTGGTAAAAGAAGAATGCAATGGCAAGATACGTTCCAAACTTTCCATTCCATTGTGCAGAAAAATTAGCATCGTAAAGCATGCATTCAAAATTATCACCCATGATATAGCCGCCTTCCTCCTTGAATTTATTGATTTTTTCTTTTGCTTTACTCTCGCACCGGTCACGGAGTTCATTGTAACTACTGACATCATCATGACTACCGCTGAAGCAAGACATAAAACGCTCAGCTTCCTTCTTTACTGAATCAAAAATGCCATCCAGAACACTATCGTCTGTCATGCCAACCTCTCTTAAAACGTCGTATTCCACAGTTTTTTTTTACTTTTGGTACATATCTGGATCCCATTTTGCCCTCTCGGTAAAGTTAGCCCCATCCATACAGGGCCAACAAGGAACAAATCGGTATGAACTCTCAACACATTAAAATCCTTCGTATGTCTAGCGTTGTCAACAAGATAGGTGTAGCCCGTTCTACCATCTACGACTGGATTAACCCCAAGTCACCACGATATGACGCCACATTCCCTAAACAACGTCGCCTGGGCATGCAATCTGTCGGCTGGCTTGAGTCTGAATTGGATGAGTGGTTGCTGAAACGTCATCTGGCATCATCAACTACTATTGCCGAACGACCATAAATACAGCGTTATCTGCTGTCCACTTATCAATAACACGTGATAAACAAGAGTACTAATAATAAATTGATTATTAAATCGCTAGTGTATTTCAGCCTCATTTGAGACATACACATCTTAATTACTAACGATGTATTAAAAATACTATAAATCATAATCATGATTAGTGAGTAGCTCTTTATTTATCATGCAACATGATTGACTGTGATAAGAGTCTTATTATGGCTATTTGTAAAAGAAATAACTGTACGCTCTCAATTGGTGAATTACCTGATGAGCGGAAACTGCGCTTATGCCCAAAACATTATCAGGGTAAGCTATCTAATGCAGCTAAAAGAGCCCAAAGGTGGGGGCTGACGTGTCAGTACCCATCCTGTGGTATTAGTCTGTCTGGTACTCGTAATCAACGGTATTGCTGTATTGAGCATCGTAATAAAGACAGAAGGCTCGTAGATGACGATGCCATTGTCAGTCTGGTAAAACATTCTTACTGGATCAACGTGGAGTCTATGCTGAAGAATAACCCCCTCGGGCTGGGGAGTATCACCGGTCCGGCGGATATTGCGGAACTCATCAGGTTATACGAGCGTAAGGCAGGCCACCAGAAGGCGTATAACACGCTAAACGGATATAGGGTTTGTGACTCATCCGGTGGAGCAGTAAAACGTCCAATCCCCTGGCTGGAGCTGGAATTATGCCATATTTACCCCAATTCCAAAGGAGGTGCCAATACCACATGCAACATCATTATCGCTCCATCATTGATTAACAGAATGATGAAGGACTCAGTACCTGTTTGTATCGCCAGAAGAACATTCTGCGGCATAAAAGCAGCAGGTTCATTCTTGCCTGTTAAATCTACACTATTGAAATCGCTCACAGAGCAATACAGCCAGGTTGAAGTTCAGGAAGCTTTAAACCCAGTTAAACATATTACATTTGCAGACCCTAGTGTATCACGCAGGCTGTTTGGTACAGATATTTATGCTTACCCACCTTTACTAAAACTTTTAAAGGAGGAATCATCGCGCCTGGAACTCTGGGATTTAGGGGAATCTATTAATCATATTGAAAGTAGTCACTGGCTGTTTGCTGGTCCTGCAAATGAGTTATTTTCTGTCGCTGCTTTTCATGCCATGTTAAATGGAGATGCTGATAACTTACTTGAGATATTTTCCGGGTTGCACGAAGACGTAATGGAACGTGCCAGGCAAAAAGAGACTTTGAATCATGCATATTATCAAAGCACTCTGGACCAGTATATGTCCCATCATTTTCGTCTTGACTTGCATAATCAAGAAGCCTGCTTTTTATTTTACAACACATTTTTCACAGTGCCACCACTGGACAAACATGGGGCTTTAATCTTACCTCATCAATTCTAATGCTAAGTTGCGTACTAGCATCTGTCACCTTACTGAGGATAGCTAAAACCAGCTAAAACCGGCTTTATTTCAACTTAAAAATGGACAAAACCGGCCTATTGTTAACGCAAAGAGGTCAGATTTAACAAATTCGAAAGGTGGCATCATCATGCGCTTTACCACCTTTCTTGTTCCGATCCTAACGAACACTTTCCATGCATCTTACTCAGTGAGTTCTTCATTTATATTTCAACTATTCACCCACAAATAAACTATAGCACTGGAATTAAAATCGGCGTTAGCCATCCAAGTGAAAAGCATAGGTTACCAAACACCACGAAACAATACATAATAACAAAAAAAATGGAAGTTCATTAATATTTGAGAAATACATAATCACCATGAACCAGTACAAAACAGGGAAACAGCCAAACTGACAAATCATCATTATATTGATAATATTCAGATACGATAAAAACTATTATAGCTGGTTCTGTCCTCGATATTTCCAGACACGCCCTGTCCGTATACATTTTTATAGAGCATATATTAACCATTTTCGATGACACATCCGTGCAATAGCCCCTTTTACAGTGTGACCTCACATCACACTGACTGAGGACGGATAATGGCTGTCTACCGTAATGACCCTGATTTGAATCTGTTGGGCCAGTGCAGCAATGACGAGTTGCAACTTCTGGTTTCCATCCTGACCACTGACCCACGCGACGGCGACACTCGCTGGACAGAGGGGTTGACCAGTACCCCGGAGTTTCGTCTGCTGGCACCAGACCATCGCCGCTACTGGCAACTGATAGCCGCTGAGTTCCAGCGTTACGGCGCAAATACCCTGGCGAGTCTGGTCCGGCTGGGGCAAGGCGTGACCTATCGGGAAATTCTCGTTGATGTCTGTGACAAGCTTGATGTGAATTACAACCAAAAAAGTACTACCGAAACCATTGAGCTTGCTCTGCTGATGAAGGTACTGGAAAAGAGCCTGGATCAGATGTCACCGGAAGAGCTGGCTGCTTTTTCCCGCAATATGCATCTGGATCTGACAAACCCCACGCCCCAACTCATTCTTATCGCCGTTCAGGCTGCCATACGGACTTCCTCGCTGGCTGCGCTCGAGCTGGCAACGATGTTGTCTGCCAGTGTCATCACCTCCCTGGGCGGTATTGCCACCTGGGGAACGGTTGTGGTCGCTTCACGCACACTTTCCGTACTGGCAGGTCCTCTTGCCATCGCACTGAGTTCAGCGTGGATGATTTCCGGCAACACTGGTCCGGCTTATCGGGTCACGATACCCGCCTGCATCATTGTGTCCTGGCTGAGACAGCAGCACCTTTCCCGCTAACAACTTTTTACTTTAACCTTCAGCCCCGACAGGCTGCTATTTGCGCAGGAAGCATCCCTCATGTCTGAACAGGAACAACGCTATGACCGCCTGGCAAGCCGTCTCGCCATACTGGTCAGCCGCCTCTTTATGGGAGAAACGCTCAATGTCAGGCAACTTGCTCAGGAGTTTGGCGTCTCTGAGCGTACCGTTCAGCGTGACCTGCGTGAACGACTGCGCTATATCGACACGGAATATATCGACGGTCACGTCAGTCTCCGGGATGCCCGTGGCCCCTTTCGTACCAACAGCGACATTATCCGTTTTGCCCAAATAACCAGGGTGGCACATTACTTTCCGGCACTTGACCCTAAGTTGTTGTCGGTCCTGCTCGACAACGGTCAGGACTCCCCCTGCATTATCTGGAATGCGCCACCCCATCAGGCTCCGGCGTTGTTTGGCGGTTTCCAGGTCATTATCCAGGCCATCATCAGCAGTCGCCGCATTCATTTTTTGCACCACGGACACCATCAGTCCGCCGTTGCCCCTTACCGGCTTATCTGTCTGGAAGGCGAGTGGTACCTGACAGCAGTGACTGGCGAGCGGATTCAGGTATTTACCCTTTCAGCCATCACCGATGTGGTCATGACCATCGGGGGATTTACCAGAAGCAGCCATATCCGGCGGATTTTTGAAGACCCGCGATTTATTCAGGCCCTGCCGCATTTTCAGTACATCAGTGGGCTCATACGGGAATGAACCCGCATGTTCATTCGTCAGTCCCCCAATTTCCCTAACAGAAGGAGTTCATCTTGAAAAGTGTATCACTCAGCGCCCTGGTACTGGCAGGCAGTCTGCTGCCAGTTATGGCACAGGCATCTGGTAGTCAGGATACCTGGACCCGTGGATGGGGCCAGGGAGTATCAGAGTTTGTTATCAACGGGGAAGGTCAGTCGCAGCTGTCTCTGAGTTGCGAGGATTACGGCTCGCAACCTGCGACAGTCATGTTTACTGACGCCAGCGGACATCAGGTCAGTATGGATGAAGATAAAAGCCTTCAGGTCAGTATCGACGGTGGAGCACTTATTGATATCAGCGAATCTGGCAGTCGCGTGGGCGGTAATAACCTGGCGCTGGCCTGGGCTCAGTTACGTAATGGCAAGCAGGTCTCAGTGACAGGAGACGGTGTTAAGCCTGCCACATTCACGCTGGCCGGTGCGGCTAAGGTACTACCGGCATTAGGGACACACGGCTGCGTGGGTAAAGATGCACTCTAGCCTGTATCTGAATTTAACGGCTGTTGATTACGTTATTTTTAAAAGGAACAGTTTATGAAATTTAAACACATGCTGGTATCCGCACTGCTTGCATTGTCAGCCCAGGCGCTGGCAGAGCCAGCGCCACCCATCAAAGTGGAAACCAGTAACAACATTCACCCTGCCGGAACACGCTACGTCACTGTCGTGGTCACCTCACTGGATGACAGTATCAAAGTTGAAAACGTAGACGTTAACCGCGGTAACTGTCGTATCGATAACCAGAAATACCTGTCTTCAAAAAATAAGGAAACCATTCTGCCTGCCACCCTGCGCTACGGGCAGTCCGTCAGAGTGAGTTTTTATAATAATTGCGTGGCTTCAGAAGTCGTCGTCACCACTGACAAGGGGGGATGGCGTTACACCTACCACTGAGCCACTTTCCTGTATCAGCTTCCTCAAAGAAATCTTCACTCCACCAGAGGGCTGCCGCCAGGCAGTCCGGAGCAAACCCTATGACCTTTCTGAAAATGCTGGTGACGGCCCTGGCCCAAGCACTGACCTGGTGCGGCGGCCATCAGGCCCGGCAATTTATTGAAATTCGCCTGCGTCAGGCAGGCTACGATGACAGCAGTATTGATACAGCCAGAGAAGCGGTCACATTGCTGGTCACAGCGCTTATCACCGCCCTGATGGCGCAGATACTGAAGATTCTGGATACGCTGTAGTCCCGCCCGCCCTATCCGTTGATTGAGAACAACACATCCAGCCCCTGCCTCCTCACGGAGCAGGGGCTTTTGCTTTTATGCCTTCAGATTAATCAGATGAGGAATCAACTATGCGATTAGCCAGCCGTTTTGGCCGGGTGAACCAGATTCGCCGCGACCGTCCCTTAACCCGCGAAGAACTGATGCAGCATGTCCCCAGCGTCTTCGGGGAAGACAAGCACGACTCCAGAAGCGAAAAGTACACCTACATACCCACCATTACCCTGCTGGAGAATCTTAAACGCGAAGGGTTCCAGCCATTCTTTGCCTGTCAGTCACGAGTGCGCGACCAGAGCCGACGGGAACATACAAAGCATATGCTGCGCCTGCGTCGTGCCGGTCAGATAAACGGCCAGCAGGTGCCGGAAATCATCATTCTGAATTCGCACGATGGCGCATCGAGTTTTCAGTTGCTGCCGGGGATATTCAGAAGCGTCTGCACCAATTCGCTCGTCTGCGGACAGTCGTTTGGCGAGATCCGCGTGCCACACAGGGGTGATGTTGTCGGGAAGGTGATTGAGGGGGCTTATGAGGTTCTCAGCGTCTTTGACCGGGTGGAAGAGAAACGCGACGCCATGCAGTCCCTGCAACTACCGCCACCAGCACAACATGCACTAGCTAAAGCGGCGCTGACATACCGTTTTGGGGAAGAGTACCAGCCAGTAACCGAAGCACAAATTCTTACTCCCCGCCGCTGGCAGGACGAGAGCGATGATCTGTGGACCACATATCAGCGCATTCAAGAGAACCTAATTAAAGGCGGTCTATACGGGCACAATGCAAATGGGAGGTGCGCACATACTCGTGCGATCAAGGGTATTGATGGCGATGTGAAACTTAACCGTGCCTTGTGGATGATGGCTGAGAATATGCTGCAGCTTACCTCATTCTAAAAGCACGCAATCGGCAGGCCTCCAGAGAATGACCTTTGCATAGCAAAATGACATAATACTGGACAAGTTTACAGATACCTGAGGTTAATGGTCATCATGAAAAGTTGGTACAATTTCTTGCTCGCATCCATTTCACCACCATGGTACCCATACGATTCGACTGAGAGTAGCGTTAAGATATGAGATCCAGCAATCAAGAACTCTTTGAAAATTATGATGAATTCCCCGAGGAGCAGCATGAGGGGGTCAAAGGAACTCTTTTGATAGGAGACGCGCTCACCAAACTTAAAGAGTTACCTGATAAATCAGTTAGATGCTGCATAACTTCTCCTCCTTACTGGGGGCTACGTGATTACGGCATCCCTGAGCAGATTGGTGCAGAACCAGACCTAAATGAATTTCTCGACAAGCTGGTAGAAGTTTTTAGAGAGGTTCGTAGGGTTCTGACCGATGATGGCACCTTTTGGCTCAACATTGGTGATAGCTTCACTAGTGGTGGAAGAACATGGCGTCAAAGTGATAAAAAAAATACTGCAAGAGGAATGGACTACCGTCCGCCTACCCCTCCGGGGCTAAAACCCAAAGATCTTATTGGTGTTCCATGGCGATTAGCCTTCAAATTACAAGATGATGGCTGGTATCTGCGAACAGATATCATCTGGCATAAACCCAACGGTCAGCCAGAGTCTGTTAAAGACAGACCAACAAGAGTGCATGAGTTCATTTTCATGTTTTCCAAGAAAGAAAAGTATTTCTACAATATTGATGCTGTACAAGAACCAAGTGCAGATGGAAAAACAAGAAGAAGACGTTCTGTCTGGAATATTCATACAAAGGGTTTTAAAGGTGCCCATTTTGCTGTTTTTCCAACAGAGTTAGTCAATGTATGTATGCGGGCAGGTAGTGACATCGGTGATACGGTACTTGATCCTTTTATCGGGTCAGGCACCGTAGGTGTTGTAGCTGAAGAAACGGGGCGAAATTGGATCGGGATTGAACTCAATGAAGAATATGCCGAGATTGCCAAGAATAGACTCAAGACCGTCTGAACTTCCAAGTTGCGCGAACATGGCACAAAGATTTGTCTAAGTGTTTTATTTGAAGCTTGCGCTCAGTTCCGCCATCAAAATAAAGTTTGAATTTTACATAGCCCACATCATCATAGACCGTACAGTAACCAGGCATAGGGACTTGCCTGCTTTCTGTGCACAACGTTAACTCACCATTTACAGATTCCAATAGTAAGCGTTTTGGTATTTCAATGAGCTCATAATAGTTATAATCACCTATCTCCTTGAATCTAAGAGAGAAAATCCTATCGTAGTTTTCCAAATGATTAAACATTCGTTGCCGTAGCCCGGATAATGACTCAATAGTAGCAGTCCACTCCCCCTTTCCTAACTCCATAAACTTTGATATATGCAAGGCATCCATTTTCAGCTGTCTATCGGCTTGTGTTTTGAGTGACCATTTTTCTCCGTTGACGGTCAAATCTTCTCCCGGATTTCCTCTTCTAGACAATGCAGCATTTTGCCCGCATTCATTTAGCACCCGAACCATAGCGTGTTCAAACTTGTCTTTTGTAAACGCTTCTGAAGACAAAGCGTGATGGACGAGCAAAAGCCCAGCAAAATGATGAGCAAAATCCTCATCAAATGGGCTTTGATCGTCTGTGGTAACTTCAACTTCCCTTTGTAGGATAGTCGCCATATCCGAAATCAGATGTAAATACCCATCATCGAGCGGTGCAATCAAAGAACCTATCTCATTGATTAATTTAAATTTTTCTTCCATTTTTTACTCCCAACTACTTTTAAGACATCTAGGGTATTTTCTTTACACTTTAGAATCAATTAATTAACGCAAAATAAACTTGAATATCAATGAATTACATTACCCCTACCCAGCCAACTTATAATATTTTATAGCGTAGCCAGTGGGATTGAAGTCTGCCCTCGGATCTAAACCATCATATATGTATAACTGTAATAGAGACATCGACACAACACTTTTATAATTTGCGATAATTTACCCAACATCATATCGAATGCAGAGACATCACATCAATAATTGACCAAGGATTGAGTAGGCGCGAAATGATCTTCGTGACCATCTTTTATCTCCGTCTTCTGCACCACGCAACATCAGATTAACCTCCGAACCATCATCTTACGTACATAAGCGCCAGCCCTCAGCGGACGGCGCTTTGCTTTATATAAGGACAATAGAATGTCAGAACCTACTTTCACCGTTGCATTCGGATCCCCTGCAGCACGCCGGATCCCGCGCCATTCTCGCCATTATTGACTGAGGGTAAGATGGAATACGCTGCATTGTCCCGTCTAGATGCCCTGTGGGACGCGCTGACACAGGTATCCGTCAAAGAGGATGAGGACGACGTGGTTATCAGCGTGCCCTTTTTACACTTTTCGGCAGGCACAGGCATCACAACAGTCTGGGCATGGTTCGAAACCATGAACCCGGCCTTTACCGTGGCCCATAAGCTGTATGGCAGTCCCCCTCCCTGCCGCAGTAACCCCTGTCCCCATTGACCTTCCACCACAGACCCCAGAGAGCATCATGCCCATATCGCCTTCCCCGACATGCAATGCCTTACCGTTAATCACTCAACGGACTGTTAAACGGGCGTTATCGTTACTTGAGCACCACCTGCGCGAGCCGGGTGTGCCTTTCACATCCACCAGTGCCACCCGTGACTGGCTGCGCCTGCACCTCGCCGCACTAGAGCGTGAAGTGTTTATGATGCTGTATCTTGACAATCAGCATCGCCTTATTGCTCATGAAATCCTCTTCACCGGCACCATCAGCAGTACCGAAGTCCATCCCCGCGAGGCTGTCAAACGCGCCCTGTACTTCAATGCGGCGGCGGTGATTGTCGCCCACAACCATCCTTCCGGTGACCCCACCCCCAGCCAAGCAGACCGGTCTATCACGCAACGCCTTATACAGGCACTCGGCCTTGTAGACATCCGCCTGCTGGACCACCTGGTCGTGGGAGGCATGGACATCGTCTCATTTGCCGAGCGCGGCTGGCTTTAGGGAGAGAATAACAATGAAAATCATCAGCAAACGTCAGGCAATGGCGATATACCGCCAGCATTCTGAGTCCCGGCTGTTTCGCTTCTGTACCGGAAAATATAAATGGTCCGGCAGTATCTGCCATTACCTCGGCAGGGAAGTGCAGGATATCCGGGGTGTGCTGGCCGTGTTTGCTGAACGCCGACAGGACCGCAACGGTCCGTATGTGATCCTGCGCAGCGTCACCCTGAATTAACTCACCGTTAAGGAGTACTTACATGAAGAAAGCAACCCGTGTAATCAACCATATCATCGCGGAACCCTGGTGGGGCCTCAGACGCAACATCACGCCGTGTTTTGGTGCACGGCTGGTACAGGAGGGTAATCACCTGCATTACCTTGCTGACCGCGCCAACATTACCGGGACATTTAATGACGCAGATTTACGCCATCTGGACCAGTCATTTCCGGTACTGATGAAGCAGATGGAGCTCATGCTGACCAGCAACGAACTCACGCCCCACATTCAGCGCTGCATCACGCTCCACGCAAAAGGGCTGATATGTGAGGCCGATACGCTCGGCTCCTGTGGTTATCTGTACATCGTAATTTATCCGACATCTGCAACAACCGCATAAACCCCGAACACTTTTCCTTCGTCAAACCAGCCAACAAAGAGCGCAAACCATGCAAAAACAATCCCTGTCCCTTCAAAGGGCGGCATCGTCACGTCTGTCATCAGTCAAAATCTGGCAAAAATTACTGAAGTATCTGCTGGAGCAACACTACGGCCTTACCCTCAACGACACACCGTTTGGCAACGACAGTGTGATCCAGAAACACATTGATGCAGGAATCTCACTGTGTGACGCGGTGAATTTTATCGTGGAAAAGTACGACCTGGTGCGTACTGACCGTTACGGCTTCAGCGTGACAGAGCAGTCTCCGTTTATCGGCAGCATTGATATGCTCCGCGCCCGGAAGGCTACCGGGCTGATGACCCGCAAGGGATATAAAACCGTTACTGACATCACAGGTGGCAGATTCAGCGGAGGGAAATAATGACGTTAGCCCTGATCGTTGACGCCGACACCGTCAGCGATCAGCCCCTCAGGGGCTAGTACAACGTCTGGCGCTTTTATCAGATCTCCATCAGTTGATACAGATGTTCGCTCAGACAGCGGGTATGGCGGTAACACCTTAGCGGAGATATCTGTCTGCAGTAGAAGAGAGTGCGGCAGGACGCCACCAGAACACCAGGGGCCGCATCATCTGCCAGGAGAGAGCTTAATTCCGGGGCGTTCAGTAAAATGAAACATTTCTCCGGGAGCATGCCACCGGCATTCCCTTTCGGAAAATAACCGCCCAGATACAGTAACACGGCCAGCAGGCGAAACTGTCGGGTGAGTACCGCGTCGGTATCCCGGTAATGTACGGCTATCCACAGGCATTCCCGCAGCATAAATCGCCGGATCCGTCGGGTGAGGTCACCGCCTTTGTCATACCAGTGTTCTACGATATCCCTCGCAGAGCGAATGGATGCATTACCCGTTGTCGCAGTTTGCCACGACCGTGCCAGAAGCGTTGCGATATCCATGGATTAACGCCGCACCTGCGAAACAGCTGCGGAAGTATTGCGGACACCGGGCAGATAAATATTGCGGATCAGCTTCAGGAGGAAAAAGACATCGCTCAGGTTGCTCACGCCGGGTACCAGATGGCGAAAGGCTATCCGCGCACGAAAACGCGCCCGGACCGCCTGCCGGTCACTCACCCTGCGCCGGTACAGGCCCAGAAAGTGACGGCTTTCCACCAGCGCATGCCTGACCAGCGCTCGTCTGACTGAGCGGTACTGCGTCTGTGTGCTGAGTGCCAGAATATACGCAATTACATCGGTATAACTGACAGCCCGGATATCGTAATAATCCGGGCGGTGGGTAATTGACGCCGGGTTATTCACCCACAGGTAATCCTGTCTGTCAGAGAAATAAAACCGGCCATCTGCGGCGGCAAGCTGTATCGTCCAGAGAATGTCCTTGTGGCTTTTCCCTTCCTGGAATCGCAGGTCATGCTCGCGAATGTACGATGAACGGATTATCTGCAGCCACAGATAATGCGGCCATTCCCTTTGACTGACGCAATGGCGTATCCACTGCTGACCCGTCAGCGTCTGACCGTAAGGCTGTCTGCGGTGAACGGGATGCCGCAGATGTCCGGCGCTGTCTGTATGCCGGGCATTGAAAAGGACGACATCGGCCTGTGCTTCGCGGGCTGTGCGCAGCCGTTCCTGCAGAAAATCTGCCGCAACCCGGTCATCCGCATCCAGGAACACCACCCATTCGCCACGGTGAATCGCCAGTGCAGCATTACGGGCAGCATACACACCCTGATTTTCCTGACGAATGAGAATTAGTCGTTCATCTGTAATGGCGCTGAGTACCGTCCATGTTTCGTCGGTTGAACCGTCATCCACAACAATGATTTCAGTACTGAGCGTTGTTTCGCCAAGCAGTGTATGGACCAGAACTCCGATGCTGTCAGCCGCATTAAAGGCAGGAATGATGACGCTGATATCGATGCTGATTTTCATTGAACAAAGGGAATGTAAGCAGAGGGAAACTTCAGAGCCGTCACCCCATCAGGGGCAATAACCTGCCGGGTAAAAAACATTATCAGGAAGAGCGTTCCGGTGATTTTTGTACAGGTGTGGTTATCACTCGTTTTTCTCTGATTTCCAGGTTAACCACCATCAGACAGTCATCGCAGAATTCTTTATCCAGCCCGAAAATCCGGTCCAGAACGCCTCTTTTCTTGTTACATCTGGCACATCTTTTCATTCCATCACCTGCTGTCGCATTCCGGTGCTGTGCCCGCAGGACAAAACAAGGCCGCCCGCCAGAAGACAGGAAATAAATTAGTAAACAATACGTTAAATGAGTTTTTGGGAATTTATCACGGGCACTACCGGGCTGGATAATTCATTTTGCAGATCAATTTTTACCAATCGATCGGTTTAATCGATCATCTTTTTCACCCTGCTTTACACGCTATCCGGCCCCGGTACACAAAACTCAATCGCCTTCATTGCGTATATTTTCCATTTATGGAGATACTTAATGGCAATTGAAGCCAAGGATATTAACTGGCCACACAGATGTGATTTGATCCACCAGCATTGAACGTATCATCACAAGTGGTGATTCTGGGCTAAAACAGATAGGGATACTGATTCGTCAGCTTGATAAGCTTTCCCGAGGGAGCCCCTGCAGTGACGGCGATGTAGTGGATCACTGGGCAATAGGACAAAGGCATTCCTTTAGCTGTTGGCTGATACAGCCGTTAGAAAGGGCCTATGCCCCCAATAGAGATCACAACATGTGGTGCGTTCTGATGCTGAAATCAGGAATGCTGACGCCAATGGATACTGAGGCTCTTTCGTGGGTAAAGCACCTTGAGGAGGGCGACCACTACAGCTTGAATGATCGGCTATTCTGGCGAAAATTATTGTTAAAACAACAAATTTCACCTCTTAAGCAAGCTTAACGACCATCATATCCTGTAGCTTGTTGATGGTCTTCCATATGTTACGTTGTAGAATGCGAATGATCATTCATCAATTTTCTTTTTATCATCTTGTTCTGCCCCATCGTTCTGCTGCCAATCATTCGCAATCTTTTTCCAATCTACATTACGCTCTTGTAAACTCCCATCGACATTCTTAGGCAAACCCTCTCCTGACCATACAGCCCAAAAGTCCGGATCATCTGATCTTGGACGATGGTGTTCAGGTAGTGCATTCATTTGAACCAGTACGGGCAACTCCGAAGCCCAACCAAGCAAAATGGCATTTCGGGAAGGTAGTGAGGGCAGATCGCGCAGTAGTCCTCGTAGGTTGTCAGGAACTAACTTTTGCACTAACTCTTGATCTCTATCGTTGCTAATGCGATGCAACAGATAGCTGTTGCATTGGGAGAGTACTGTTGGTGACAGCTCGCTAGGACGTTGCGAGGAGAGCACTAACCCTAAACCAAATTTGCGGCCTTCACGTGCAATTTTCTCGAATACCTGACAACAGATTGCGGCAGAGTTCTGATCCTCAGAGTCGTCTTTATAACGCTTGATAAAGGTATGCGCCTCTTCCATGACAAGTACTGTGGGTAAGGTTTTACCGTGATTTAACTTACGGTAACGCTGCAAGGATTCCAGAGTCATTCGGGCAATTACTGCTGTGATGATATGCACCACTTCGGCGGGAACCAACGATAGATCGACAACGGTAACAGTTCCGTTAGAAGCTTGATTATCACCAATGTAATTACTTAACCAATCGTCTAATGACAGAGCGGTTGCATCACCAGAGACTATTTTCATTCTGGAGTCGGAGAGAATTGTGCGGATACGCATTAACATTGTCTCGATATACTCGGAAACTCCGAGTAATTCTGCTGTAGCCTCTACGCTTCTAAGCAGTTGGTCACCAGTGAAAGGGCGTGGCACGTCAGCATCGATAGGGAGTATATCGTTACAATTACCGCCAAAAACGGTGTGCGCCTCCTGCAGCAGCGAAAGAAGTTCATCAATTTCTACACGTGTAAAATCGTATGTTGGATATTGACCGCTTCGAGCACCAATTAATATTGAAAGTTTGCCCTTAACAGCATCAAGCTTAGCTTTCTCGACTTCCGTAAAGGAGTCATCATCATCTAATCCTTCCTGCCATTTTTTGAGCTTCTCAAAGAAGTTCTTCGGATGGGGAAAGTTTGCCCATGGACTACCAGAATTCCGAACCAGCAATAAAATACTTACCAGTGTACGTAAATAACGACGCATCTCATGACTATGGGTAACAACGCCAGTTAATCCCCCGTCCCGAACCGAACGTAATGCCTGAATCAACGTTGGGCGTTGAACTTTAGTACTGGCTTGAGTGAAAGCGCCCCATTCAGCAGTATTCCAGAACCATATTGGTATTTGCAGTTGCTCAATAGCGTCGCTTGGTTCAACCGCAAACACGCGAACCTTACTCATATCGCAAAAGGTGTGAGCATATTCACCGTTTGGATCAAGAACGATAAAGCGGGCATTCGGGTCCGCTCCAGCTCGTGCTTTACGAGCTTCGTCCATGGACCAACGGATTAATCCCGCAACTGAGCAGGATTTTCCACTACCAGTATTTCCGAGTACTGCTAAATGGCGGCCAAACAGGCGATCTGGGTCAATTTTAACCTCAGCATTGGCAGCCAGAGGGCTTGTACCAATCTTAATCCTACGGTTGTCACCGGATTCGACAATTGCTCTCAATTGGCTGGGAGTAGGTAATACGACTACATCACCCACAGTAGGGTAACTTTCGACACCACGACGAAAATGGAAAATTTCCTTACCGTGATCATCCTTACCTTCATAAGCTAACACTCCAAGCGGATTTAAGCTCATTTTGCGCAATGGATAAGGTAAGTCCACTAATCCAAAATCTTGCATCCCCTTACGTTTAGGGTATTGAGAACGTTCTATCGTAATCCATTCGATCTGGGCAACTAGATGCCCCTCATCACCGGGAATCAGCACGTAACCGTTAATGCGAGGAAATGGACGTGGTGTACCGGTATTGAGGGCAACACCATCTGGAGCTTCTATGTCTATTAGCACCCTAATTTCATCGGGAGCGACGAAATCTATTGAGCCAATACGTAGCGAATCAGCATATGCCAAAGGAGATAAGCTCATCAT